ATTAGAAGAAGTAAAAGAACATTTTAAAAACGCTAAAGAAGTGAAGTCTTTGTTTGATGGAAGAATCGTTAACCTAGAAGAGGTAGAGATAACAAAAGACATACATTATTGGTTATCTATGTTTTGGATTGATTATACAGAAGATGGGATTATAAGAAACTTAAAGTTATGGTCTGAAGAAAACGGCTACGCTGAGATAATTTCTTACAAATAAGATGATCCAACACAGCAAGAGTTTACAGTATCTTTTGAAACGGTTGGAGGTGTAAGTGTAACTCTAACAGGATGCAACATGGATAACATAAATACAATTATTAACCAAATTAAATAGTTATGATATTAAAATCAAAATGGGGTAAATGGACTGATATATCTACAGGAGCAGTCCATGGAGAAATATATTTATTGCAAGCAAGAAGGCACAAAAATGGGGGAGTTCAATTTAGAGTAAAAAAAAGTAAAGCAGCTTGGAATTGTGAAAAACCAACTATATCTGATCTTGAAAAGGTTAAATTTTAATATAATAAAAATTAAATAATTATGAAAACAATACAAGAACTATACGAGAAAAACGAAACGTTATACAATGACGTAAGAAAGCCAATTAACGACTTTGTGAAAGAAGGTAGAACGAAGTTATTTGATGATGAATTAGAAGCTGAAAAATATGCAGCTAAGACGTTAAGCTATGCTTATAACGTGTACAATTCAGAAAATAGAACAGTTGGTTTTGCTGTTCCTAAATAGCTGAGTTATGATACAAGCAAACGAATTAAGAATAGGTAATTATTTACATTATAGAGATAAAGAAAGTTTTTTAGAAGTTGTTTCTTTAGGTAGTAGGTTTGAGACTATTAACGAAAGAGGGTTACTTTATGGAAGCGATGACATAGAAGAGTACAATCCAATCCCCCTAACAGAAGAAATACTTTTGAAGTGTGGGTTTGAGAAAACAAAATATAATTTCTACATAAAAAGATATAATTCTAAGCACTATCTTCTAACTAACTTTAATAAAGGATATACAGAAATGTGTGTAAACAAAATATGCGGAGGTCAAGCGGTAACGAAATACCTCCACCAACTACAAAACTTATACTTCGCTTTAACAGGAGAAGAACTAGAAATTAAATTATAAAATTATGAAAGACTTATTAAAATACATCATTTTCCTTGAAGTTGTAACCATGTTTCATGCGGATTAATACATTTAGCAGCTTTTTTTACTAAATTAGATTTCCATTTATTAATGTATCCATTAATGTTTGGAATTGCTTTGCTAATCTGTTTGTTTACTGTGTTTATTTTACTACCTTTAATCGAATGGTTTTCTGAATAGAGCAACCTATAAAGCTCATTCACTATCTTTAATGTTTGGGATTTTTTACAGAACAACTCTCTTATAAACTTCAATAAACTGCTCTCTAGTTGGGCGTTTATTCTGAAATATTTTAACTGTTACGCTTGTTTCTTCAAATTCACAGAAACAATCTTTATACTTACCAACTCTAGCCGTCCAAGCGTTACCTTTATACTCAATATCTCTTACTGTGTATTTCATAATGTTATTTTAAATGCTCAACAGAATGCCAAGCTTTTTTATGTTCAGTTTCCCAAATTCGGTAAAAATGAAATCTATATAATCCCTTAGCTATTCCAATCTTACCACCTATACGTTTAACTGCCTTGTTAAATTCAGTATCTGCTGTTATGATATTTTCTTTGAATCCTCCTACTTTCTTCCAGGTTGATTTTTTAAATATCATACATACTCCAGCTACCCCAGTTGTAGGTTCCACTTTAGCGCCGTGTCTCTCCCAAGCTTCGGTTGCGTTCTCCCAAGACTTATACCCTGACACTTCATTATCAAATTCGTTATTATAGCATTGATGAAGTCCTCCAAGCCTATTAACTACGCATCCAATTAAAGCGTATTCCTCCCCATGTTCTTTTATAACCTCTTCTATACATTTTCCCCAGTCAGGTCGAACCCAACAACTATCTCCGTCTGTTAATACTACCCAACAATCATCTGGTAAATCAGCTATTTCTTCATTATTCGCTTTTCCTATGTTTTTATCAGTCCTCCAAGGCTGTATTGTTCTGAATTTAGGCGGTTCTTTTTTTTTATGTTGTGAAATAGTCATGTAGTGATTTAAGTTAACCTCAACAGGTTTAATTTTTGTTTTAAATAAAGCTAAAGGTAAACTTAATTGGTCTCTGTGAGTGTATTTAGACAATTCTTCGTGCCATATATCACACATTTCTTTAGTAGATTTGTCTCGTATCATAAATCCACTAGACCACATCCCAAAGTTAACAGGAAAATTGTTTTTGTAATATTCAGCTATATGTTTATTGACTAATTCTTCTGATGCTTTACCTTGTTTTTTTACCTCTAAACCTTCAGCATACACACAATTACGTCTTAGATGCTTTCCTATCATTAGACCTCCTCTATACTGCCTTAAGAGCTGTAAAAAGTTTCGTTTAAGAGTAATACTTGCATCAATATAGATAGTTACATCATAATATTTTAACGCTTCATGTCCTAATATTTTTATTTTACGTTGTAATCGTTGGTCTTTGGTTTTTTCAATTTGTACTATTTTCCAACCTTTAGCATTAATACCTGGATTGTCAGTGAATAGTATATGGGTAATATTAGGTACTGTTATTGGTTTAACAGTGTCGTAATCATTAGTAATAACTGTGTATATGCAGTATTTAGGCATTAATCAATTATATTAAGTAATTCTATTTCGTTTTTATTAAACTCTTCATATGTGATTCCCATATCTTCAAAGTGTTCACGTGTTTTCTTCCCTTCTGGATAAATAACTGTCAATCCGTAGTCGCTTCTATATGTTACAGTAAACACATCAGGGTAACTTTTAATAAACCCAACAGCAGCACGCCAGCAATCTCCTGTCCACACTCTTTGCTTACGTGGTACTTCTTGCATTGCTTTATTGTGAGGTAATGTATCATGTAATATGATAGCTTTAGCGTTACATTTTAAAGCGTTATTAATATCTTTACGCACTTGCTCTGCGTGATGTAATCCATCTATAAACACAACATCGTAATTAACCTCAGCTTTATCGAAAAAGTCATTAGAAGTTAAATTTAACACTAATTTATCTTTTACGTTAGGGTCAACTGCTACTTTGTTTTCACAGTTTATTTTTTTAAAGTTGTGTCCTGCTCCGTAGCCAATTTCTAAATATGAAGTAGCTTCTACTTCTTGTATTACCTCGTTAATTATTTCTGCTTTATCTTTCATTGTTAATATTTTTAAATTTTGTTAAACAATGTTTGCATTTATTTTCACCTGGATAATCCTTTTCAATTCCTATTTCTTCTAAAACTTCTTGCATAGACAGATATTTATCTCCATTGTGTAATCCAAATTGACCGCATAAAGACTTATTACCGTCATAAACTGTAAAAACACTACTTACTCTATCAGCATGTTTAAAAGCATGAGCTTTCATTAATTTTCCTGTACCGTGATGTTCAGGTTGTTCCCATATAATTTGATTTTCCATAACTACATATTTAAGGACATGTACCATCAGGGTCTATTACTTCTAAATTATCATACTCCTCTTGTGTTACGATAACATACCCGTTGTTTTCAACCCAGTTATGAATTGAATGCCATGTTAATTCGTTATCTTCTAAAAATTTGTCAATCTTCTTGTGACTTGATGTTTTTTTCATAATTAAATTGTTTATATTAAAACGTAAATATACAAATTATAATCTATTTTTTCTAATCGGGCGACCATTTTCGTCTCTTTTCGCTCTTGCTACCATCCTACAACGGCAATTTACTGTATTACTAGCAGTTAGAGTTTCAGCACAAGGATATAAAGCTTGTTCTAAATCTCCGTCAGCATTCGCGACCCAAAACAAAGCATTAAGGTCAATAGCTGGACGGTCGAACATGTCTAAGTGAGAAGGGCGTGTTCTTGAATCACGAGTTGGAGACCAGTACTTCTCCATTACATAAGGCGTTGACATAGCGGAAAGGTAAATCCCTTGATTGGCTGCTGTTATGGTTTCTGTACGTGCAATAGCAAGGCTTCTGTTACGATTGTACCCTCTATCTGCTCTTATGTTACTAGCAACTTCTTCAGCTCCTAAACCTTCTTCTATTCCTTGTTCAATTATAGTAGCTATTCTTCTACGTGTGGTAGTGTTAACTTGAGTTATCCTCCCTGCTATCCTAAGTTCTAAGAAGTCATTCAACAGCCTACGCCAAAAAGTTATTGGTTGGTTTTCGTTAGGAGCTAATATACCTAGCAAATCATCTAATAAGTCTTTTTGCTTTATTCCTTGCGTAAAATCATACGAGTTCCATTCAATTTTCGCTTCGTTTATTGTTACATTAGAATATAGTTTTTTGTAGATATTTTCAACTCTTTGGTAATCTAAATAACTGTCAATATCGATGTTAAAACCATTCTCTTGTATATCTTTAGCAATAGCGTAGTTAACACTCGCTAAATACCTATAAAACTGCGTTTGATACCGTTTTTCGTATGCTCGTGTCCTATTTAGGAAAGCTTTATGTAATGATTCTTGACTACTCATTCAACAAATCTTCATCAACCATAGGTGGTTCTCCTGTCATTCCTATAACTTCAATAGGAACTAAACTAGGGTTCTTGTATAGCTTGTCTGCTGCTGGATCGTCGTATCTATCCCCACCTGTTGCTAACCTCTTTTCATTGTCGGTGTACCAATCCATAATCTTGTACGTCTCAGCTAACTTCTTTAAATCGTCTTGTAACTCATGGAAAATAGTATAATCATATTCAATTACTAAATCATTATTAAATTTATCTACTACTCCTTTCTGAATTACTTGTTTTCTTGATTCAACTAATGGGATAACAGCATCAGTGATAAACGCCTTTCTAGCCTGCTCAAAGTTACTATACTTCTTTTCCCCTCCTATCATCTCAGGTGGTGTATGGTAAGCGTTGGCAAGCTCCACTGCCATATCTGCCTTACTCGCTAATATATTCAAATCTACAGGAGAAAGTCCGAACATCGTCCATTTTAAATTCGAAGGCGTTACAAGTATCTTACCTGCATTATATGTGCCTGTGTGTTGTTGGTCGAACCTTTCTTGAACAGATAACGCCTGTTCTTCTGTTAGGTTCGCCTCAAGATTAGAAGAAGCACCTGTTATCATTCCGGCCGGCCCCATATTTTTAAACTGAAAACCTTGTGTTATATCAGCATCTTTGTATCGACCTAGTAACCTTTCACAAGATTTTAAAGGAGAAAGCCCCCAATATTGCTGTCCCGGAGTTGTGTATGAGCTTATAGGGTTCCAATATTTAAAATGGCAAATATCATCGCCTTTTATAGTGTTTTGTAAATAACTTACTTTATACTCAAACTCAGGCTCAAATGGCGTACCCTTAACAACCATATCAACTAGAGGAGAGGGTATATTGTGTAATTCTTTTGGTTTTCCACCTTCTGTAAGTGATAACTTATATAGAATAGCATTACCGGTAAGTAATTTGTAACCGTCTAACTCCCAATTAAGTTGCTCTGCTGATTGATAACTATTAGGAGCTTCAAGTAGTTTTTCAACCTCAGTACCTTCAACAAGTTCTAAAGATTGATTTTTGAGCATTATTGTCTTAGCGTAATCCTGTGGATTTTTAGCGTTTTTAAGGGATGCTTTATACTTTAGATACTTTCGTTTATCTTTTTTCTTGTAGATACCATAAGGTACTATAGTAGATTTATTAAGAATAAGACTAATAAGAGAGTAAACGTTAGGTAACGCCTTATATCCTTGGTCTATGTATGCTTGGCTACCGTTTTGGTAAATCCATTCTCCTGCTGTATTAATCTGCCATTGCAAGTTGTTATTCTTCTGTCCTACAACGTTAAATCCTAGAGCTTTTGCTCCAATTCTCTGTAACCAATTCATTTAATACAAAATTATTATCAAAGATACAAATATTTTTTAAACGACGAACCAATTCTTTTTTAAACCGATACTTTCCATTTCATGATACCTAACAGCATCAATAGCGTGGTTAAATGAATCTATAGGTTTGTTTATCTTCTTACCATTTTTATCAGTGTCCCAAGTATAATTTCTAAATTCCTTAATCAAATTTGTACTGGAAGCAGTGACTAAGTAGTCTTGTTGCTGCATTATTTGTATTCCGAAATTAATACTATCCTTTCCTTTAGTAACTCCCTTTATTAACTTTCCTAATCTCCTTATTTCCTCAATAGATTTAGGTTCTGCACTATCAGCATAAGTTATTGGATTTTTAGGCAACACCTCAGCAATGTCACTGTTAACCATTTTAGTTCGATAACATATCTCATTAAGCACTCTCTTACCATTCCAATCGTACACTTCAACTATTGCTGTTGGGTCATTAGAATAACCAAAATCTAAACCATGACCGACTAATTTAGCTTCTTTTGGAACTTCGTTAACTATCCTCCAATTATTAAAAACAACTCCTTCTAGGCTTCCTACTTGACCTAATCCATACACTCTCCACCAATTAGACCAGTAAGCTGATTTAATGTTGTTTTCTTGAAATATATTTTCTAGCTCAATATCAAAAAAAGCTTTATCTCTTGCTTTTTCAATTTCTCTCACAATACTATCCGCAAGAGCTTCATTATCTTTGTATGTTAGTATTATCTCTTCTGCATCTGGATCATCTTTTAATTCAGTATGAATCCAAAATTCGTGAGTAGGGTTATAATCAAGCCATATCTCTTTATCTGTACGAATAGCTAATTGGTGGTAAGTTTCAAAGTTAATGTTATTACATTCGTTTACATAGAGTATATTTCTACGTGGACCACGAACTTTATCTTCTTGGTCTGCTGAAAAAAACTCGATGTAACTACCATTTGAAAAGTAATAAGTTAAAAGCGTCCTATTCCAATTCTTATCATTGTAACGTCCTGTAGCTTTCATTATCTTTAGAAAGTCTTTCATAGCACCCTTTCTAAGATGAGGTACACTTTCTGATACTACTGAAATTTCTAATAATGGAGTTCTAGCTGCTTTATCAATAAGTATCGGGAGCACTCCAAATGTTTTACCTGCTGATGTCCCACCGGGTATCTTTTTTATACGCTTTTTTAATCTGCGTAATTTCTTTATAGCAGTTGTGTATTTAAAGCCATTGTATTCATTAGTCAGAATCATCTCCGAATAAAGGTTGTTCTACTTTTACAGTATTTTCTTGCTTATCTACTAGGCTGTTTAGTCTCTGTGTTATGCTAGAATTATAAGCACCTATCATCCCCCCTGTTATTTGTTGCTCCCTAATTTCTAATTTTATACGCGAACAGATACTTACAAAGTCATCATAATAGCCCCCTTTATTAGTAAAATACTGCTCTATTGTTCCTATATCTGTTTCCCAACAATATCTGTACAAACCTTCTAAAGTAAGAGGTAAAACAGGATAATCAACTTTTCTTTCTGCTTCTTTACCTACATATTGAACTTTAGGCCATTCTTTAGATTTTTCTTTAAGTTCATTTTTATAAGCGTGCCATACATCAAGTAGTTCATCAGGTGTTTTAAATATACGCGAAGGATGTATATTTCCATTTCTACCCATAATTAAATAGTTTTACGTAAAAGTATAAAAAAAACTTTAATATAAAAAATTCCTGCATGTTTTTACGTATACTAACAATCCAAACTAACTATTAAAAATTATACTACAAATATAGTTATTTTAAGTTAATATTCGTTTTATTACTATTATTCTGTATACTCTGTATTTAAACAACTTGGACAAACTTCATAAGTCCACTCGTCTTCGGTTAATAATACAGCTCCATCGGCAGAGTATTTATGCTTACATTTTGTACACTTTCTTGTTTTCATATTAACTTCTTTTTTAATTGATGTATCCTGTATCAAATTCATTTTGTATTAATGAACATACACGTCGTAACTCACTTTCTATAGCTTCATGTTTAATCGCATCTAATACCATATTGTGTTCTCGACAAAAGGAAGCTTTCGAATGATGGTCATCTTCTTTTTTTCGAATTTCCTTTATTACCTTTTTGACTTTATCTGTCATACTACTGTTTTAAAATTTCTAAATACTTGTTT